CAAAATATATATAATATATAAATGGGAGGACCAGCTCCAATATGTATTCACAATCGGCGACGGTTTCATTGTGTAGAGTGTAAAGGAACTGGAATATGCTTTGATGAAACACATAATGATACACCACGAAGAAAAGATAGATGTAAAATGTGTAACGGAAATAGTATATGCCCCCACGGTAGCGAAAAAAACAATTGTGTGCCCTGTGGGGGAACCTCTATTTGTGAACATGGAAAGCGTAGAAGAAGGTGTGTTGAGTGTTTTGGTTCAGCAATTTGTGAGCATAACAAGAATCGACAAAATTGTCTAGAATGTGGAGGAAATATGTTCTGTATCCATGACAAAAAGAAATCTCGATGTAAAATCTGTGATGGGTCTGAACTCTGCAAAGCTCCTCATTGTGAGACACGGGGAATTAAAAAATACGATGGGTATTGTTTACCCTGTTGTATTCATTACTGCCCTGAAATTCAAGTATCGCGTAATTTCAAAACGAAAGAGAATGATGTGGTTCAACGTGTTCTTGAAAAATATCCAGATTTTAATTGGATTGCCGATAAGAAGATACAAGATGGTTGTTCCAAAAGAAGACCCGATTTGCTTTTAGATTTTGGAAGTCATGTAATCATCGTTGAAGTCGATGAGAATAAACATACTACCTATGATTGTTCGTGTCAGAACAAACGATTAATGGAAATTTCACAAGATATAGGACATAAACCGGTAGTATTCATTCGATTTAATCCTGACGCATATGTGAACCAAGAAGGAAAAAAAGTAACATCGTGTTGGCGAATTAACGGGTATGGTGTATTGGATATATCAAAAAGTAAATGTGATGAATGGCACACGCGAATAGATATGTTACTTCAACAACTTGAATATTGGATAAATAATATTCCCCACAAAACGGTAGAAATTGTGGAATTGTTCTATTGAATTTGTATAATTACTAGATTTTGATTATACAAATATTATTTTTTTATTAGAAGATAAATGTTATCAACCAACTGCTTAATTGCTGTAAGCCACGCCAGCCATGCCTGACATTACTCTCAACACGTTGTAACTGGTAGCATAAACACGGACCTTAGCAGTGGCTGTTCCACCGACGGTGGCGGAGGAAAGAACCAATTGAAGGGTGGCGTTATCAATACGGGAGAAATTGCAACTTCCGGAAGGTTGGTGTTCCTCAGGGCGAAGAGCGAATGAGTAGACGTTGATACCGGTGTCGGGGCTACGGGTGTGGTGTTGGAAAGGTTGGACAACATCGAAGTAGGAACCCTCACGCTCGGAGAAACGGTCTTGACCGTTAAGTTGGAGCTTAGCAGTGACGACTGGGTTCTCACCCCAGCAATGCATGTCGAGGGCGGTCTCAGCAAGAACGAATGTTCCGGCATCAGACACATAGGAACCCTCGGTGGCGGTGCCGTATTCAACGGGACCGGAACCAGCCTCGGCAGTGAACATGTTAGGGGCAGCCATGCTGGGGTTACCAGCACCCCATTGTTGGCCAGCATCAACACCACCCATGGCTCCGGCGTCTTGGAAAAGACCACCAGAGGTGATGAAGGCGTTCGCACCGGATGTCTCAGCAGGTCCACCGAAAGCGTGGACAGCGTTGGGAAGGGCATCAATGGCGTCAGTGTAGTTGAAAGGTTGGGCACCAAGAGTCTTGTAAAGTGTCTGGCCACCCTCTAAGGAAGAGCAGTAGTCGACGTTAGCATCAGGTTGCACAACCCAGACAAGCTCCTTGCAAGGGTGGTTGAAGTTGAGCTTGATCTTGTTACTGGAAGAACCAACGGATTCATCACCAGTGAACTGAAGTTGCTCAATGAGATACTCGTGGGGGTTCTGGGCCATCTTTCTGCGCTCATCGGTATCAAGGAAGATATAGTCGATGTAGAGAGAGGCAGCAACAAGGGATTGCTGGTAGGCAGCGGAAACAGAGGCTGTTCCGGAAGTGGAACCAAGGGTGTTCACAGCCCACAAGCACTCACCAATAGGACGGAAGTCAATGTTGATCTTGACCTCGTGGTATTGAAGGGCGATAAGGGGAAGAGCAAGTCCAGGGTTTCTGCAGAACCAGAAAAGAAGGGGAATGTAAAGGGTGGTCTCAGGAAGGGCATTACGGGGAGCGCAAACCTGGGAAGGACCTCCAGAGGCGGAACAAGGACCAGACACATTGGCGAATGTGGGATCAGTGATGTAGGTAAGCTGGGTGGTGTTACCAATCATCTGTTGGTAACCACGTTGTTGCTCAGCAGACATGGTAAGTTGGTTCCAGACGTGCATCCAGTCACCATATTGACGGTCAATACGTTGACCACCAATCTCGACCTCAACTTGAGCGATAAGTTGCTCACCGATGAAATCCAACCAACGGGCATAGACACCCTCGGCACCAGAGGCCTTCATGCTCTGGTTGATCTCAGGAAGTGTGACCTGAAGGTATGTGCGGTAGCACAAATCACCATTACGGCTGATTGTGCATGTAACACGGCGACCGAAATCGGCTTGACCAGAAAATGTCTGCTCAATGGATTCCATTGCGAAGTTGGTGTGGCGTCTGTAGGACACCTTCCAGAAAGTAATCTCGGGGGTTCCGGTAAGGAAAACGTCTTGTGCGCCATAGGCGACGAGTTGCATGAGTGCTCCAGCCATTGTCTCTTTATACTCTTGTTCTAGAAAATAATTTCGGAAAAAGGGATTTAATTCATTTTAAATCGTTTTATTGTTAAATGTTTATAATTACAGATTTTTTCATTTTATATGACCATTATTAGTGAACCATTTTATCTATAAATGGACATATTTTCTCTTTTTGGGTTGTCTATCTTTTTAATCCCTTTTTGCTAAACTATTTTGGCTCGAGCGTGGTCTAGAGTCATTCTGTCTTTTTTTTGCATATGACTGCATAATACCTTTTTCAGAAAGGGTTTATAGTGATAATGCACTCGTGTATCGAGCGACACTTAAATCGTTTTGAGATTATTTATAAATAGTCTCAAACCCACAATTCGTTATTTTTTTTGTAGAATGTCCATATCAAAGTTAGTTTGGATGAAAGTTTCCAAGTAATTCTCTCTAAATATTTCGCGTTTATTTTCATGCTTTTTTGTGAAAATATATTCGTCTTCTACTTTTTTTATTGCCCAACCTTTTTCTAGAGCATTCATCACGAACACCATACGTTTCAAATGTTTGGGGTTTATTTTTATGGTTTCGGGTATGTCTATATGAATATCGGTTGCTTCAGACATTGTATATATTGAAAGAGATACTTAATAATGACGCTTTCTGCGCGTATTATTCTTCTTTGAACGATTCGCGTTTTTGGTTTTCTTTTTATGGGCAGTTTTGGTTACATATCGCCTTTTCTTGGTTCTTTTTGTTTTCTTTAGTGTTTTGCGTTTTCTATGAGTTGTTTTACCGCCATATCCCATTAAATGAGGTTTGTTAAATTCGTTTTTGTGGGATTGTCCCATTTCTGCAATCTCACTTGCAGTAAGACCTGTCTTCATATTTACAGGTTTATATTTAGGTTTCTGACCAGATAAGGGTTTACCGTCTGGTCCTATAAATGTTGTGTGTTTTAAAGTTTCACGTTTTTTGATTGCTGCCATCCTATCAGCAGCAGCCTTCTCAACAGAAGCCTCCTTCACTATGTCTTTCTTAATTTGTTCGATTGATTCTTGATAATTCTTAATTGTGTTTTTTAACATTCTTATGTCCGTTTCTGCATCAACCTCCTTCTCCTTATTATCAAAAAATGCTGAAAACTCTTCTTCGGTGCAATTAACATATCTTGGTTCAAGGGCTTCATTATCATACAAACTTAGATAATACTTATCAAGAGCAATTTTACTTTCCAAATACTTTATGTAATTTTCATCAGTAAAAGGTTCATCACCATAACAGTCTTCCATTTTTTCTGCATTATTTCGACATAGTGTTGTAAATTTGGACATCGCATCTCTGTATGCCTTTTTATTGAATAGCACCTCCCATCTTGGGTTTTCATCTTTTTTTGCTACATCTTCTTTTGCACCGCCAGCTATACGTTTAAAATCATTTATGTTCCCGACATGTTCTGTGTCCGATTGCCCCCCACCGACATTATATCCGGCGACTCGTGGGACACTGACATTCCCTGTGTGCACTTTATTTGTCATAGTATGATTTTTATCTTCTTTATGCCGTCGTTTCCAGTCATGCGTCATGTCTGTAGCCTCATTAATTGCATCAGTTATAATATTTTCATCTGCGTCGATTTTATCTATTATATCAAGCACTATTAGATTACTTAATATATCAATTAGTTCAAAAGCATTATCAGGTTCCTGTTCAAATGCAATCTGTTGTGTAACACTATTCGCCGCTGCTACAGCCTGGTCCGCATCATCATCATTCTCATGAACATAACCGTCGTCTGCATGCTCTTCTAAAACTGCTCTTGTAATATGTTGATCATAGATAGCCCGTTGAACATCTGTAATAGTGTTAGTTCCAAAATATAGTTTATGCCTTAATTCTTCAAACGTTTCTGGTTCGAACATTTGATATTCCCGCTTCGTATCACAGTAATAATTTTGTATATCATTATATAAATGATTGAATGATGGAAGTTGGACAGAACCAAAAGGCTCCCCTGTTTGGCTCCCATTCCAAAATATGTATAAATGAGGGGAATAGCCCGTGCCCTGCGATATATCGTAACTATATGTAAACCCTATATTTTGTGTTCCCTGATGTTCATGTATTACGGTCCGGATTTGTTTTTTTAGTAATTCCTTAATTGTGTTGATTTCGTCATGATATATATCCCCCCCTGTTTGTTTTATAACTTGATTACTTCCTCCGCCCGAGAAAGTAAACAATGTACCGAGTTCGGGTTTGTTAAATTGGCTGATAAAGTTAATTGCGTTGGTTTGACCTGTATCCAATCCCCATGGGACTATATCTGTGCCGGATGGTGCATATTCAGAAACGCTTATTTTCATTACCTTAACTACACGTGATGCAAATAGTAACATATTTGCGTTAGTATACGGAGACGTCATTGAGTTAAATAAACCCAGCACCCTTTCACTGTCCGTGTATGCCACAAATGCTTTTCGCAAATTATCGATGGTTTCCTTTCTATCTTTAGTTACAAATGTATATGCGTTATCCAAGCTGATTCCTTGTTCTTTCGTAAAGTTCCCCGCACCATCAAGTTTCAGACTGTTAGGGTTTACTAGACTGTCAGGTTTGAAGAAATTACTTATTTCCGGCAACTGATTCGATGTGACCATCAATATCCATAACATTTGGAAACATGTCCATAATATAGCCATCTCTTCCTCTCGGTAAACATATGTACCAATAGACTTTCCTGGTGGTTTAAACATTTCTGTGGAAAATGATTTCGGTGCAACAAGAGATGCTATTTTGCGAAATCGTGCTCCACGCGGTTGATGAAGACCTGCTTTTTGGAAAAATACAGCGAACCATTCCGCAATACCGAAGATCTGATTACCCATTGCAGTTTGGGGACCCCCACCTACATTAGAATATAAATTATACATTGCAAAGTAATCGCCGTATATCACATTATACGCGCGTAGCGTCGCAGCATATGTTTGTGCCTCTGTTAGCGGGGCACGAATATCAGATAGTATAAGATTTGTTCCTTTATTGATATAGAGACCATACATTCCACCTAAAACCATCCATCTTATTAAAAATGAGTCGAATGTCCCAGTTAGAGCGTTCCACAAAAGGGTGGCTGCGCCTCGCTTACTCGCTTCTGATAACAAAAGCGAATCAATCCCGCGCCATCTATCACCAAAATGCTTTATATACATAATAAAACAAACAACTTTAAAGTATTCGTCAGACCCTCTCACGAAAGGCGTTGTAATACCAAAAATAAGTTTCGCAATTTCAAAAAAAACTAGACATTTTTGTTGAACCGCAACAGAATCTCGTTTAATAAAAATATCTAGGCACTTAGACGTTTGATTCCACCACTCTGATGCGATATAATTCGATACATCGGGTAAATTCGGTATGTCTTGGTCTAGGGGGTCATTTCTATTATCGTTTACTTTTCCAAGAATTGTCCATGCGCCATCCAGACCCCCTTCCGGATTATTCCAAGGTATAGCAACACCTAGATACGGTTGAGGACCACCTGCCGGGGTAGCCCGATTTCCATTCACACTATCATTGGAAAAATATAGGAGATTCTCTTGTCGAGTTCGACTCAGAATTTGACCCTGTATTGCTTGAGATTTGGCGTCATCCTGAAGAAGCGAAAACCATAAAAAAATCTGGTTATTATGATAAGGCGTCGCATACACATATACCACTTCCCCATTCGCATGACGCATAAATGGGATAAACGTTTGATGCCAGTCTTGGAATTCTTGTACAGGAAGCATCGCAGTTGTTGAACTTGAATCTCCTACACCTGAAAGCACAGATGTTTCACCCCTTCCTCCTCCTCCTCCTCCTTGTTGTGGCGTTGTTGCTACAGTATATGCAGCCGAAGAACCACAATCATTCACAAAACTGTTTGCACCTGGCCCATAGAGACGACGTATCTCTGTAAGTGCTGCATCACGACCCCCCGGGGCGGGGTTAAATGGTTTTACTTCAAGTTGCATTCCAGCGAATGTACCACCAGGTGACTGTGCCCGGGCCAGGGCATATAAACCGTCGCCCGAAAGGATTTTGTATTCGGGCATTTGTTGAAGGATAGTTCCAATCGTGAATGACGCATCTCCGTCCTTTCTTTTTAATGCCTCTGCTAACCTATGTATACTGTCGGTTTGAAAAGCATAGTCTGTTCCATTTATGTTTACATTTAGATTTTGAGAGTCATTCATCATCACTGCTGCTCTTAGGTTAGTTGCATACACGCTGTCTGTTCGGATCATCGTCGATGATCTGGTCGCGTCTTCTTGGTCATGTCTTGTATCAATTTTTGTATGTGCATTATCAAGCTGTTTATTAAAATCCGTTGCATTATAGGTGAGAACATTCGCTCTGGTTGCGCCCATAACCAGATAATGATAAAAATTGTTCATAATATCAAACTTTATAGATAATCTAGATACATTTTTCACAACGAATACGAATAAAAACTATTCTAAACCAGAAAATACATAAACAATATACATCAAAATCTCCATATTGTATTGAAAAATGTCCAAGAATGTTCAGCATAAACAAATGACGTCATTGGACGAAAAACATAGTGAATTACTAACGAAATTTAACGAAAATGAGACGATATTCATTCCTAAATTAGTGAAAGAAATCGCTACCCTAAAATCACAATATCAATCCCTACCAAAGAGTCAAATCGAACTCAAATTAGATATCAAGGACCAAATACGAGAGAAAAAGTCCGAAATAAAACGCTTGAAAGAAGAAAAGAACAAATATCTCCTAGACAATTCCCAAGATATATTCGATTATTTCGAGCAAAAGAAGCAGATATCGTCTGGTGAGCCGGCACAGAATGTAACCGTTCTCAATTCTTTTTTCAAGGTGAAATCGAAAGACCAGTCAATGACTGACCCAAATAAATATATGCTATCCAAAAGATTATACCAAGATTATTGGCGAAATGTAAATCGCGAGTTTACGAATCCCCAAGATTATATCATGTCGTGCGAACTGTGCATGGTTTGTAATAAAGGAGAGATGGTAGCACAAGACGAGGACGGTATAATGATATGCAATAACACTCAATGTGGACAATTCATCACTTATATCGTAGATAGTTCCAAGCCGAACAACAAAGACCCCCCAAACGAGGTATCTTATACGGCATATATCCGCCTCAATCATTTCAAAGAGATTTTATCGCAATTCCAGGCCAAGGAAACGACGCAAATACCGGAAGAAGTGATAGAAGCGATTCGGGCGCGAATCAAGAAAGAAAGAATAACCGACTTGAAATTAATCAATTACGATAAAATGCGTGAGATTTTGCGCAAATTAGGGTTGAACAAATATTTCGAACATATTCAATATATCAATTCCATTTTCGGCGTGAAACCACCCATTATGAATGAAGAATTACATGAAACATTGTGTGTTCTCTTTATTGAGATTCAGAAGCCATGGGCTGTTCATTGTCCGGCGAATCGAACCAATTTCTTCAATTATACGTATACGTTGTATCAGCTCTGCACATTGTTAGACCAGACACAATATTTGCCGTATATACCAATGATGAAAGATAGAGAGAAACAGTTGGAGCAGGACATGATATGGAAGAAGGTCTGTGGCGATTTAGATTGGGAATTTTTCCCAACGGTTTAAACCATGCTTTGGTTGATAAAATATGTATTTGGATTATTAAATACATACTATATACTGCGTCTATGGTAACCAAAAACACAGAAATGTCTATATTTATCCATTTATGCGCATGTGATGGATTTGTTGATATAGTAAAAAATTATCTGACTATTCATCTAGCAACGGTTATCGAGCGAGAAAGCAATTGTAATGTAACATCATCGATTGAAGAATACCCCTTTTTACATATGGACATAATGCCTCGCGAACTTGCGGGATGGGATTTGAAAATAAAGATTCCGGTCCATGTAAATAGCCGTGCTATACTGAAAGAAAATTATGGTTGTTTTTATCATATCGTCAAACATGTGTATAGAGAGGCGTGGATGACCGATTATATAAAAAAACAAATAGATAGACTAATGCGAGATTGCTTTTATAGTAACGATTTTGTTGCGTTCACTTCAACGTCGATTAAAGAAGTGCGAGTCATCAAAACATGATTTATGTGACTAGTTTTTTTCAATGTATACTATAACTAACTATGTATTCAATATTTGCGCATATTTCTGGAATAGCCATTTTAGAAATATGTTTCTTTTTCTTTTATGTGGGCCCAATGGAAACAAGAATGTTTGAAAAAACCGTAAAACAACTAACGAATGAACCCATTACTAATTTGAATGTTGCGATGATTGAATATCCCGATTACAAAGCCGATTTGCAAAACTATATATATATTGCGTTCAAATCGGTAAATACTCCGTCGAGCTCGGTAACCGATACTACAACACTTGACGATTTTTCAGAAAACAATCAAAAAGAACTTTTGTATGAAATGGAAGAGTTGCGTGATTCGGGAATTGACCGGAGAAATAACCAAAATCGTGAATTGTTTGTAAGCACAGTCGAGTATTGGTCCATATTATGTGCATTTACATTAATATTATTTGTAATAGAAAGGATGTGTTGTAAACAGAAGAAGGTTGAAGGTGTAATAATGGTTTCCTCAGATGACGACATTGACGGAATAGAATTGGGCGAAGGTCCATATAGAAAGGGTTCCATTGATGTATATTCTGACGACCCATTATTAGATGCACCAGAGGAACACGTTGACTATACCGACAGATGCTGTAATACATGCAAACAAAAATGTAGTAGAAAGGCTGTGAATAATATAGTATATTACACTTCATTTGCGAGTTGTTTAATAACATTTCAATATATATTTTTCCAACATGTGGTATATTACTATAATCCATTATCATTAGAAGAGGTGAAATATTTAATTTATGTCGCATTCTTATCTCAAATGCCTTCTATACCGCAATTATAATCTAATTTAGCGATTATACATTATTATAATCGTTAAACACAAATCAAATATTACTCAAATGATTTCATAAACGCAGCGTTATTGGGTTCACGACCAAGTAAATTTTTCATCATAATAAATCCGGTTTCTGTGCCTCCCTTTTCAAGAATGCATTGTCTATAATGTAATCCAATTTCTCGGTTAAAAATGTCGCTCGAATCTTTAAAATGTTGGAATACTTCTGCGGCATATACCTCACTCCACAAATAACCATAATATCCACTTTGATATCCACCCATTAAATGTCCAAAATTCGCCGCCATACACGATTCCCCGTGAATGAGTGGACTTAGTTCAGATTGGATTTGGTCAAACAATTGTTCGGCGTCTATTGTATTATCACTAGAGTGTAATTTCATATCGTAAATCGCAAATATGAGTTGACGGATATAGTGTAAACCGTTAAACATGTGCTTATTTTTCTTTATTTTTTGCATGAGTTCGACAGGAATCGTTTCACCAGTTTTATAATGGCTACTAATACGTGTTAAGAATTCTTCCTCATAGCACCAATTCTCAAGGGCTTGACTCGGACATTCCACAAAATCAAGTTCTACAGAAGTTCCACTGAACATAGCAAATCGATTGATACTTAGCAGTTGATGAAAAATGTGTCCGAGTTCGTGAAAAAACGTTTCTACTTCTCCGAAAGTAAGTAGACTTGGCTTTTCTTTCGTTGGGCGCGTAAAGTTACAAACCATAGCAGAAACGGGAGTGCTTCTTGTCGAATCTCCTGAATTTGTTGTGGGAATATAAGCAGGTTTTAATGTAAATGCGGCTGCATGTCCATATTTACCGTCACGAGGATATAAATCGACATAAAAATGTCCAATCAGATTACATACATTATCAGAAGTATTATCATATACAGCATAACATTTTACAGAATCATGCCATGATTGGTCTGCATTAACTGAAACTTCTTTAATATGAAGGCTAAATATGTCTTCAAATGTGCCCAGAAGATTAGGTAATAATGTTTCCAATGGAAAATATTCCTGAACCAACTTTTGGTCATATTGAAGAACCTCCTTTTTATACAGATTTGTATAGTAAGAAAGATTCCATGATTCCATATCGTCTTTATTAAAATGCTGTGCGATTTTATCCTTATCTGATTTCGACGCAGATTTCATCTTTTCTAACAATTGTGTTAAAAAACCATCAACCTCTTCTGCGTTAGAAGCCATTCTTCGGTGAGATAAAATATAATCACGATAACTAGAAAAACCGAGTAACTCCGCCATTTCTTTTCGCAAAACAAGTGTCTCCTTTAATAAATGTTCATTACCAAAGGGTTCTTTACCTCGCAATCCAAATAATTTACTCAATGTTTTACGTGTATTTTCAACATTACAATAGGGCATAATCATATTAATATGGTCGTATTTTGTGGTTACTTTGTATTTACCGTCTTTTTCTTCGAGGGTGTCGATAAAATCGGTAGCAACACCGTCCAGTTCTTCCTTTGTAAAAAGGAGGTAGTCGTCAACTTCATTTAAATTGTTACTATATGTAATACTCATTTCGGTAAGCTTCTGATTAATAGTTTCAAGCTTATCGCGTGTGTCCTTATCAAGGTGAATACCCTTATGTTTATATCCCTCCATTGTGCGCTGTAAATATAACTGTTCCTCTCCTTCAAGTTCACTTTTGAACTTATTATGAAATTTGTCGATTGTATTATATACATCAACATTCATAGACCATTTATTACCAAATTCGGATACTTTTTTAGAGGTTTCAACCGAAGCTTCGCGGACCGTTGAATCAGGGTGAACATATTGCATAAAATCCATACACTCTAATTTTAAATCCCAATCGTCGGTTTGTTCGAAATGTTGGAAAAAATCATTCTTGGTGGAAAATTCTCTACCAATGAAATCGGTATACCAACCATTATATTGTTCAAGAATTGAAGCACATTGAGTTGTGATAGAACCCGCGGTAAGAGGAAAATCGAAATTAGCTGGTAACGCCATGGATGCTGCTAATAATAATAATACAATCAATTATTTATATTGTATTATTTCTAACTATTTATTGTAAAGGTTGTTATGCTTAGAGTCCTCCGGGGAAACCAACCAGGTTAGCACCAATACCGAAGCCGGCACCACCACGTGCAGAAGAAGCCATGGTAGGGACAAACACGTCTAACACGCTGAATGTAGCAGCGGCGGTGAGGGCGATGATGATAACCTCCTCAACCTTAAGAGATTGTTTAGGGATAGCATAGGCAGCAATAGCCACCATAAGACCCTCGATCAGGTATTTGATAGCACGCTTAACAAGTTCACTAAAGTCGAATAATCCGCTCATTGTCTGTTTATAATATAAGTAACGAAAAAAAAACCAACACGGATAATACTAATATTCTAAATATCAAGAATATTCTTTTGTTACAAAATTACTTAAACATTGATATATGTATTATCTCATAGTTTTACTAAATGACTAGTGTTGAACGAAAAAATTTGAGCGATGGAACCCCTAATCCTAAATATGTAGATGTTCTAGATGAGGACGCGGGGATATCCGGGCAAAAATTCACATGCATTTCTTTCTTGTCTCCTGAAAAGATTCTAGAAAAACGCGAGTCATATTTGTTTCAACAATTCGTGCAACAGTGGGATTTTACCAAATCAATGACGAAGTTTGGCGATTTTGTGAATTTTATTTCTTATAAATATAACCTGAATGTTGAGAATGTAATGGCGGATTACAACGACTTTTGTAAAGAGGAACAGGAACGCCTAAAAGAGGGTTCTGTATCAGATGATTATCAGAATTTTTTGGATAAGAATGAAGAACGAATCACGGAAACATTTAACCGCGACCATGCTTTCCAAACATCCGTTCGTGGATTGAAAAACAGAGGTAACTTTCCAACACAAGAAGAAGCCGAACAACATTGTAAACGTTTACGTGAAAAGGACCCCAATCATGATATTTTTGTCGCACCTGTAGGCATTTGGCTTCCATGGGACCCCAATGCATACAAGACGGGTCGCGTTGAATTTATGGAAGATGAGTTGAATAAGCTTCATCAAGAAAAGATGAAGAACGAGGCTAAAGCAAAGGACGAATTTGATAAACGCGTTAAAGAGGCTAAAGAGAAGGCCATTGCCGATAATATCAAGAAGGCAGAGGAGTCGGGTAATGTGTTAACTCAAACATTGAACGATGAAGGTGAACTTGTCGGTGTGAAGGATACTATTGATTTTGAAAATCGCGATGTAGCAAATGATGAAGACCGTGAGGCACGCGCCAAGGAAGTCATTGAAAATGCAGGAGCATCTGCCGCGGACATTCAAACTGAATTTGCCGATTCAAGTAAAACGGAGTAATTACATCTAATATTAGATAAAACATGGAAAAATATTTATTTTACATGTTTTTTACACTAGATTGTCTACCATTTACTAGATGAGTTTTTTTTTACATTTATTTGTTGGCCGGAACGACGTTTTCCTTTACTTGGATCATATGCTTCGTCTTCGTCATCAGAACCCATATTCTTGGAAATATCCCAAAATTCTTTTGAACCAAGCTTGAAATCGGGTCTAGTTTCCGCTTTATACCAGAAAATTTGGTCGTATAATTTATTGGATTTCGCATTGTTATTGATAACTAAACATTCGTAATTTTCAGTGGTTTGGTCCATTACGGATGAGAACGACTCCAATGTAGGAAACATGGAAGCATAATTTTCCCAAATACGTTTTCTATTCGTCATATACGGTTCACGTAAAATAAATACATAATCAATATTTGTTCGTAAATTAGGAGGTATGCCTAAAGGATATTGCATAGTAATGATGAGCATCACTTTCCAATGACGACCATTCATAAACAATAATCGCATCATTTTATCACGCGTCCATGTTTGGTCATATAAACAATCGTCTAGAATCACAAACGTACGCGGATCAATAGTTGTCTTTTTGTGTGTCTCCATCTCTTTACTCATTTGTTTAAGGACTGCCTTTTGACGTCGCAAGACATTCTCTATCAGAACTGTATTGTATTCCTCGTGAATAAATAACTTCGGAACATGCTGGGCGTAAAATCCATTTCCGGCTTCTGTACCAGATATAACGGTTCCTATTGGAATATCTTGATGATGATATAACAGGTCTCTTACTAAAAATGATTTACCGGTATCACGACGACCAATCATCACTATCACGGGACCTTTATTCTCATTTGGTTTAAATGTTATCCATCTCATATCAAACTTTTTTAATTCTAAAGTCATGATGTGATATCTATACTAAGGTTTTTAGATTTAAAATACGAAATGTAGACGGATAAAAACCACGTTTATTTCTGTTGAATATTCTGTTTATACACCCTATAATAGATACTTTCGAAAAATGGTGAAATTTACACTAAATTATTCGAAACCAACCAAGATTAACCTAGATATTTTAGGAGAACAATATCAAAGTCTGAATGGAGAATCTATTAACGGTATTCAATACAATCCCTATAATATGCTACATTTACAATTGTATAATCCCATTTACACCTGTTTTTTTGATATGAATAATAATAATTTCGACCGCATCGCATTAAATCACCCTTATCATATTACGGATTTAACGCATGTTCAAAATATTAATACTTCCGAAGTAATCGAAAAAAATGTTTTTGTGAAATTCTCACCTCTTATTGACCCTTATCGATATATGATTGGGAAATATGATACCAACAATTCGAATATTCGAACTATGCCTCGATTTGATTCAACCGACGAGTCTGTCCACAAAAAAATTATATGTCCTCATAATGCTTCTTATGTCGATGCCTTTTTTAGTTACCTTTCTAGTAATTTATTACATACTCATGATTTTATACATAGTGTAGATTATTATGGTTCATATCTCGGCTTACAAGACTCTTTTCGTGTGTCTATATCCGACGATTTAGAATTTTTACGCAATTCTCGCTTTTTTAATGATAAAATTGGAACACTTTTTGTTATTGAAGATAACGAACTATTACATAATGGATTAAATGTGATTGCGGGCTCGAGACAAAATAAACAACGATTATTATTAGAAGAGACAGATGATATCAATCTGGATTGCGATTTGTTACCTGATATCAAAAGCGAAACTATTGATAATAACAGCGAGGAAAATATGGAAACTATATACACCAAACATTCTCGTTCTAGTCAGTCAACCTCTGATGATTCTTCGTCAGATAGTGAATTAAATTATAGTTCATCTGACGATTCCGAATCTGATGAGGCATCCGGGTCCAACTCCGAGTCTTGTTCAGACGAAAGTAGCGAAGTTACAGACGACGACGAAGAAGACGTATCTGCTTATATTCATAATTTTCCAATGCAGATGATATGTATGGAAAAATGCGACGGAACTTTGGACGAATTATTTGTTAATGATGAAGTATCTGTTGATAATGGCGCCAGTTACTTATTTCAAATAATTATGATTCTTTTTGCCTATCAAAAGGCTTTTCAATTTACACATAACGACCTACATACAAACAATATTATGTATGTGAAAACAGACAAACCATTCTTATATTATAAGCACGCCGGACAAACATATAAGGTCCCGAGTCATGGTCGTATTATGAAAATGATTGATTTCGGAAGAGCTATTTACAAATATAAGGGGAAAACATTTTGTAGTGATAGTTTCGCACCCGACGGCGACGCCAACACGCAATATAACATAGAACCATTCTTCGATGAAAATCGTCCCATATTAGAACCAAACACGAGTTTTGATTTGTGTCGATTAGGCTCTTCTATGTTTGATTTTATATTAGATATCGACGACAATATAGACGAAATGGACGATTTGCAAAAAACTATCGCACGTTGGTGTATGGACGATAATGGGAAAAATATTTTATACAAGAAAAACGGGGAGGAAAGATATCCCAGCTTTAAATTATATAAAATGATTGCACGCACTGTTCATAACCATACTCCTGAACATCAATTAAATGAACCTTACTTTAAACAGTTCCTATCTTCTGATGTCCAAGAAGACCAAATCATTATCGATATCGACCAAATACCCTCCTATGTGTAAGTAAATAATTATTTTCATGATTATTATGATTATGAAAATAATGTAAAATTAGAAACTGGGAACATCTGTAAACACTTGGGTTGTAGCAGGATTCAATACCTTGGTCTCTGTTACGATGTTAAAGAAGTCTCCTATGTAATCACTGTATTGAAAATATATATATGCACCTGTTAATGAACAGACCATTACTACAATACTATCACGCACGACGTCTTTGAGAGGCTTCTTATCATCAGACATATAACGTCTTTCCAAAAATTTAGTTAGACAAAACAGACATGTTATCATAACCGATACTACAAACATTTGTTCCATAATTCCCTAAATATATGTTATTAGCTATTTTTTGTTTCATTGTATAACGCAGACGAATGATTGTTAATATGACTTTTCGGATTCAACATATTCTGCGTATGTTTCCGAGTCCATTAATTCGGGGTCGGATTTATCAACGCATGATATCTTTACTAACCAACCTTCTCCCAATGGGTCATCGTTTATTATATTGGGATTTGCGAATATTTTTATATTTTGTTCCAATATAATGCCGTTTAACGGACTGTATATTTCAGTCGCATATTTGGCCGTTTCTAGTAAACCAATCGATTGACCTTTTTCAACAGCCTCTTCTTCTGGTATTAATTCGGTAAATATTACATACCCTACATTGCTTGATGCATACGATGAGATTCCAATAGTTCCCACATTATTTTTACCAAACTTTATATATTCGTGAGTTTTTGTAAACATTATTTTACATACATCATCATTGTTCGAAAATTGTCGACGCACCACGTTAAATGCATTGGAAAATACATTGCGCGTCAAAACCCTTTGTCTCATGGTAGATATCATATTAACGGATTTTTTATATTGTTTTGTGCGATTCAAATCGCATATGTAGGAGCACCTTAGACACTATACCTTTAACAGCACGTCTTTCATTTTGAGATAATTGACTATATGTATGTTTAATGCATTTTTTTACCTCTGCATCGGTTTGTGCATTTGATTCGAGTATTCGAATGAGTGTGTTTGCACTCGCATTTCGAATTTTTTGAGAGACCACGCATGGTGTTCCACCCGCCGCACTAAGAATATAATTCAACCCCCTATCTGCGTAATATTCGAGTAGGTCAACCATTGATGGACATATTTCAGCTAATAAACGTTTGGGACGGCAATTGTTATTCATTGTTACTGTGTATTTTGTGTATGGATACATTACAAATAACAAAGGTGTAAAAAATCAATTTTGTATGAAATATTTTTTAACAAAATTGATTTAATAGCATATTCATATATAAATACAACACCCGTGCAAAATGCCTCCTAATAAAACGTCCACATTACCCAAAATGGAGAAAATCTCTCCCATTCACCCAAGTGTATCTTTACATCTTGGTGAATGTTGTGAATATGTTAAGACATTAACGCCAAATACTATCCATATGATTTATTTAGACCCGCCCTTTAACTCTGACCGAAACTATACTATGGGTGTGGATTCTACCATCGGATTTGGCGATAAATGGACAGACGAAACGTATGAACAATTCTTGGAATCAACGATAACCTCTCTATATACCGTTTTAACCAATGATGGAACGCTGTTCTTCCATATTTCCGCCGCATGCATGTTTATTCCCGAAAAAGTTCTCAGACAGCATTTCTCAATTGTAACCCCCATATTTTGGAAAAAATGCCGCTCTAAAAATAACGTCAAAAATAAGTTAGGCGCCACCATTGATATCATTTTCAAATGTAACAAACAAGCGAAACATAAATTTAATGTTGTGACTCAGGAAAAAGACGCTACCTATTTGAAGAATTCATTCAAAAATAGCGACGAATTGCGTGGTAATTATTCTCTTGGACATTTGGTCACGGAAAAGACAAAAAAAGGGTATATGTATGAATTTGAAGTAGAAGGAAAGATATTCAATCCACCCTCCGGGTGGCGGATTAAAGAATCAGCATTAGTCCAATTGCGCGATGAGAGTCGATTACATTTACCCAAAAAAGGGACCGGTAATCTATACAAGAAAATTTATTTGTCGGAAAATCCCGGTAAACCATGCACCGATTTATGGGACGATATTCATTCGATCAGCCAAGGTTCTGAAGGGAGAAAATATCCTACCGCAAAACCAGTCAAATTACTTGAACGGTTGATTGAAATTAGCACGAATACCGGCGATTTAGTGTTAGACCCTATGTGTGGGTCAGGAACAACCGCTAGCGCGTGCGTCAATACCGGACGCGTTTGTCTTTTAAATGATATTAACGAGGAAGTTGTCGATATTGTTCGGTCACGATTTGCATAAAAAATACAATATTTATAGAATGTTTTTTGTTTTGTTTTGTTTTTTTGTTTTTTGTTTTTATAGGGCAGGCATTTGACTTGCGACTTCAGCCAATAAATCAAGACCCGGTGTCTCGATGCGATTTGATAGAGAACGCAATAACATGGGAGTTCGTGCAGGAACTGTATCGATTGTTGTATTTACAAGTCCGACTAGTAATTTGTCGACCCTATCTTGTTGAATTTTCAAACACGGAATTGAGCATTTGTTCTTAGCACTTTGTCCAAGAAGCGCTCCAATACCATTGTTCAAAACCATACGCAATCGCAAATCCGTATTCACTTCAATCCCGTCCTTTCTTCGGAATATCATACGACTCGTCTTAGCACGAGGCGTCGACTTCAAGAAATATTCCCAATCTGGATACGCAATGAACTCGGATAAATTGTTTTCCTTGGGATACAGCACCAATCGATTGTGTTTACAATCGTTGATTAACACATGTCCAGGATATTTTGCGTATAAGGTAGACAGCAAATTCTTCATTTGGTCGCTTGTAATGCGGTCAAATTCATTGCTGAATATGGTCGCGACTTCTTCGCGCAATGCAGGTGTTACCTCCTTACCATGATTGGTGGACTTGAATGCGTCCACAGACGCCTTTACCGATTGCCCCAACTCGGGATTGAATTCGGACAACTTGCTCGTGTTTATCCAATCAAATGTTCCCGAACCTTCATGATTCTTGATCGAGATGGGATATCGATTTTCACCAACAACCACATCACAATCCGCCTTTTGGGTTGTCCCACCCAAATGTGTCCATACCGGTTTCCCGTCTGTTTCTCCTTGGAAATGACGATTGATATTCAAGCCGGAATGCACATTCATAAGTGCAACCAAATCCTTCTCGTTTCCTACCCCTCCGTAATGTGTTTCACCTCCAGTTTTGTAAGGCATGTTTACTACTTTTGTTAAAGTAAAGATGCATTTGTTTATAAATGAAAAAACCTTTCAATTTTATAGCTCTTCAATATCTAGCTTAATATCCGAATCGTCTAATACACCCACATTTGAACCTGCGTCTAATACATCAAATCCACTTAAATCGAAACTACCTGGGTGGATTTTTATGCGTTCGTCATCGTCTTCATCATCCTCTTCTGCTAACCTGCGCTCTATCGCGCGAGACATACTAATATCTTCTAATCTCTCAATCGTTTTCGGAGCATCAATCACTTCTTCTTTATTGTCCACATCAACTGCTCTATCCATGTCGTTAAATGTAAGTTTTGTTATGACCGGCTCATCGTCAATATTTCGAATTGAAGGTGTTACGGGAATGGATTCGGGTTCATCGTCCGTTGCATCAACCTCCTTTGCCTTATCTGATTTTGATTCATCTTCCTTTTCTATCTCGGGCTCCTTCATCGTTTCAACAAACACCTCCTCGTCTTGCTCCACACTCTCATCCATGTAAGCGCGGATAATCGCCTCCGTGGGAATACTATCACGTATTGTTGTTAGTATACAATCTTGGATTATCATCTCTAATTCACGGGCATTTTTTTGCATTTGAAGTGGGTTCACATTCTTCTCAAACAAATATACGTTGCTATAAATTTTTCGTGCCGTATGTAAATACACTTTATGAATAAAATGGTCTAATTTAGGAATCGCTATATCTATTTTTTTTTGCTTGTTTCCGGCGCGAATACACGTAAGCACTTTGAGTTGAATAATATGAACACACGTTATCAAATCTTCTAAATAATTGCATCCTGAACGTTCAATAATTCGTTTTCGTTCATCTTCAATGAGAACCGAATTCCATTTGGGTATGCGTGTTAATAAATTCTGAAACGTCATCAAATATTTTCCCATCTCGTCTGTATCTACACACATCTTCCATGATTCGTTAAATATTGACCTAAAACCTTCATCTACCAACGGTGTGAATATACTCACTAAACGACTACACCATTCGTTGCGCGATTCATGTAAATTCGAAATTACAAAATCGTCCATTTACATTGAGAAAACATATCATTTTCTATCATTCAACGAGTTTGGATTTCATTGGCTACACATAACATCAGCAACTTCTCATTTCTATATTCAGCCTTGATTTTATGAAAATACATTACAATGCTCGCACGCTGTTTGTCCGTTAATTGAGACGTCGATTTTATCCACTCTATGAAATCCAGACACGAGAGACCTTCTTCATACGCTGCTGTTATTATATTGACCCATTCTTTATATGTATTGTCCATGATTTTACCTATATTCGATTCAAACCAGGTATACGGTATCGCATCTTGGACATATGTTCTACGTAAATGGTATTGATGCAGATTTACTATGTTCGCATTCTCGTCCATGTGCTCAGGGACGTATATTTCACAGAATCTTGAGAGAATGGGGTTGAGCATTTTATGTTTGTTCTCCACCACTATGAAAAATCTCGTATTATAACTGAATAATTCTATACATCGACGCATTGCCGATTGAGCATCAATCGTTAGACTGTCCGCATTGAATAAGACGATTGTCTTAAACTGGACTCCTTGCGTCCCTTTTATGTTCGTTTTTGCGAAAAATTTGAGCTCGTCGCGGATAAACTTGATGCCTTTTCCGTGCGCACAGTTTACAAACATCACATTGGATTTCAACTTGTGTTTTTCTCCATTATATATCTTGTTCACGAATTCGTGCACCAAGGTGCGCTTACCTGTCCCCGATGCACCATGAAACAACAAATGGGGAATGCGATTGGAAGTTAAGAATCCGTCCAACTTTTGTTTGATATTTGCATGTAATGTTGATATTAGAGGAGGGGATAAATGTCGATTCGTTTCTTCCTGCATGTTGATTTATGTAACTGTAATCCTACATTTATATTCATTTAGCAATGATTGTTTTGTGCGTATATTATATAAATGCATCATACTAGAAAGATTCGGAGTTTGAAGAAGAAGTCCAAGGCTTTGAAGAAGAAGTCCAACAAATCGAGTAGAAAGTCCAAGAAATCACGAAGAACGAATAAGCGTAAAATAAGAGGTGGTTTGTCGAATCCATTCAAATCGCAAATCACCCAAACAAATGTTGATGATGTTACTAATTTAGTGTCTGAGATTGGGAGATTTACAAATGAGCACAAATGTCATATCAAGAATTGCTCTATCGATGATTTCAACGAAGATGATAAATCTACTATTGATGGGTTTATTAAAAAGGTGCTAACAATGCCTTTAACCTGGTACACATGTAATGATAATACAGATTGTGACCTTTTAAAATACGAATATTATAGTAAACTAGCCCTAATTATAAAAAAGTTAAATGAAATGGCTCCGGGAAATAATGAATTGGAAAAACACAACTTGGCTGTAGCTATAAAGAACAAAACACATACGAAGCCAATGACGTCTACCGACAAGGACGCTACCCCGGAACATGCTAATCAAGAATCGAGTAATATGCTTGAATCTAGCGGATTCTAAGCATCAATCTTCACAATCTTTGACATTTCCTTCGTCTTTACATAACGTTCCGAAGCCATAGTGCGCCTACGTAAATTGCATTGCAAACACGCCAAGACCACATTATCGCGATTATGCCCCCGGGAATTGTCCAATCGTTCCAATGTCCATTGTTTGGGTTCACGAACGTATTCATATAACGCCATTGTTTTTCCTTTACAATAATAACAATTCAACTCAGATGTCTTGAATAAGTCCAAGACATCTTGGAAATTTACAAATTCATTCACAGAAAACAGTTTTTTCAAACGGTCTTGTGCGGCATATCCGCAAATCTTGGTGCGAATATGTTGCGCGATAATCTTGGACACACCTTCATCTTCACCTGTATCCAAGAGATTACGTAATCCCAACTCTTCTTCTACCATCAAATTACCCGAAATATCCGACCATTTTGCTGTTTGTGTAACAATTCTCTGTTTTCGGGGCTTTTCTATGACCACCTTTTTGGTCTTCTTGGACATTGTCTCAATTGGAATGACTAAAATCTTTGTATCATCATTCATTTTTTCTTTCTTATGATGATATGTGAAATAATTTTGAAAGTATGTTTGTAATATATATTACAATTAAAAAGAGGATAGATACAACATTATATATAATATAAAGGCACGGTCTATTACTATGTTTACACAAGCACCTATATCGGACCCATCTGCAAATACAGTAACGCCACAACCCGATGACTCTAAACAAAAGGCAAAAACACCTTTTATTCCCGGATTATCAGGAATCCAAACCGGTTCATCTTCTACAATGAATACGGACGATTTGGATACACTATTGGAAACAGAAAAACAGTATAATAAGACAGAACCATGGAATAAATTAGATAAAACAGTGAAAATACAAAAATTGCATTGTTATGCCGAAAAATACGGCAAAGACAATGGGTTGCCTGTAAAGGAAATTAAAAATTTAAAGCAATTTTTCGTGAATTGTTTGGAAAAGGGAAAACTATTAAAAACAAAGGACGTTACCTATAATAAAGAAGACCGGGAATTAATTGCGATTCCTGCTCTTCATTTTAATACAGATAAACATCATTTTACATTACGTATATTGGACACGAAACGTGTATCAACATTAAAGTCACTTACCCCAAAACGTGTTGTAGAAAAAGTTCTGAATGCAGAAGAAAATTGATTGTAAAACAATACAAATATATCATTTGTATTATTGAACAATGGAAATAGAAGAAGACCCTTCAACCTCATCGGAATCCGACATGGAGGAACTTTTGGAATCTTCATACGACTTGTCTAACAATTTCTTTGAAGAAATTATGTCGTTATTAATGAGTTCACGTGAACCCAAAGAACCTTTCATCGATACATTATCAGATGATGACGTGATTGATATGACGTCTACTGTATATGAACTTACTGATGACTATCTTCATGAACATATATTGGAAATGGCTGACCCCAACTTTCATAATCATATGGTTGATTCTATAACCGCGAACCTATTTGATTTATGGTCTGACGCTGATTTATGTAGTCACGGTGAGGACGATGATGACCCCGAAGATGATTATGACGATGTTCGCGATTTTATAAGCAACATAATAACCGACTATTTTACAATGAGTAAAAATTGGAACACCTCTATTCCTGTGCGATCAGATTCGAACTCAATCCCATCTGTAAATACTTCAGACTTGAACAACAAAATATCAAAAATTCGGGCTATTCCACAACCCGAACAGCGAACACCCGAATGGTACGAATTTCGACATGGACTAATAACCGCATCCAACCTATATAAAGTATTTGGTTCGGAAGCGCTTCGCAACAGTCTGATTTATGAAAAATGTTTGCCGTTAAAAGAGGATAGTGATTGCATTGGTTCTGTCCATGTAAATACATCAAGTCCTATGCATTGGGGGCAAAAGTATGAACCCGTTTCTGTTATGTTGTATGAAAAACTATACAATTCAAAGGTGGAGGATTTTGGATGTGTTCAGCACCCCGAACACTCATATATAGGTGCTTCTCCTGACGGAATTATTACAGACCCGACATCAGAACGTTACGGTCGTATGTTGGAAATTAAGAATATTGTGAACCGTGAGATTACAGTTCCATCAAAAGCATATTGGGTACAAATGCAAATACAAATGGAAACATGTGACTTGGACGAATGTGATTTTCTAGAAACACGGTTTAAAGAATATGAAAACGAAGAAGCGTTTTATGCACCAGATAATAAACACGAACATAGAGGCATCATTTTGTATTTTATAGAACGTGTGAGTATTGGCGGCTCTTTAACCGGCAATGAAAATAGGGAAGAAGGAGGTGGAGGATATCCCCTGGCTCAACAATATTCAGGCGCACCCAAATATGTATACATGCCTCTTGATATTGAATTGACCAAAGAATCTATTGAAGCATGGGTTGAAACTACTCGAACAAAAATGCGCCGGTCATGGTCTTTATACACAACTCTTCATTGGTATCTAGATGAATTATCATGTGTGTTGGTAGAACGAAACCGAACATGGTTCAAACATGCGCAGCCCATAATCGAAGAAACATGGAACACCATTTTAACAGAACGTGAAACCGGATTTGAACATCGTGCGGCGAAGAAAAAGGTCGTGAAATTAGAGGTAGTCAATGGAGAAAATGGTAGTGATACAAGACAAATTATGAATTTACCCGTTCTAGGAGGAGTTTGTTTGGTAAAATTGGAATAAAACAACATAAATAGTAAGTGTGTATACCTAATAGAAATATGTCCTCTTTTTCTGATGAAGAAGAAATGTATGTGGTAAAACGTAATGGAGAACGGGAAATCGTTTCTTTCGACAAAATTCTACAACGAATTAAAAATACCGGGTTGGAAGCAGATATTCATATTAACTATACCACATTGGCTATGAAAGTCATTGACCAATTATTTGATGGTATATCAACCACGCAAATTGATGAACTTACATCAGACCAATGTGCGTCACTGGCCTCAACGCACCCTGATTATAGCACATTGGCTGGACGGATTGTCGTTTCGAATCATCAGAAAAATACTTCCGATTCTTTTTCCGAAGTAATTGGACAATTATATAACTATACAGATAAGCGGGGTAAACATAGTCCACTCGTTTCAGAAGAATTGTATTTTATTGTAAATAAAAACCCTACTCTATTTGACGAATTATGCGACTATTCACGTGACTATTTAATCGACTTTTTTGGTTTCAAAACATTGGAGCGAGCCTATATGATGAAAATCAATCAAAAAATTGTTGAAAGACCTCAGCATATGTGGTTACGCGTTGCAATCGGTATTCATGGGATTAACATGGAACGTGTTATACAAACATATGAATATATGTCCTTAAAATATTTTACACATGCGACTCCAACCCTTTTTAACTCCGGAACACCTCGCCCACAAATGTCCTCGTGTTTTTTGCTGGCTATGGAAGATGATAGTATTTCCGGAATATATAACACACTAAATGACTGTGCGAATATTTCAAAATGGGCAGGGGGTATCGGGCTGCATATTCATAATATTCGAGCCACTGGTAGTCATATTCGTGGAACAAATGGAATATCTAACGGTATTGTTCCCATGTTACGAGTGTATAATACCACCGCAAAATATGTTGATCAGGGTGGGGGAAAGCGAAATGGTAGTTTTGCGATGTATTTGGAACCCTGGCATGCAGACATTGAAGTATTCTTACAGATGCGAAAAAATCACGGCGATGAAGAACTCAAAGCACGAGACCTATTTTACGCTTTGTGGATACCCGACCTTTTCATGGAACGGGTGAAATCCGACGGGGATTGGACGCTAATGTGTCCCGACGAATGTCCTGCATTATCTGATGTTTATGGAACCGCATTTGATTCATTATATACACACTACGAAAAAGAAGGGAAGGGACGAGTTACCATGAAAGCGCGGAAATTATGGTTCCAGATTTTGGACGCTCAAATGGAAACCGGAACACCCTATCTCTGTTATAAAGACGCTGCGAACAAAAAATCGAATCAAAAAAACATTGGGATTATCAAGTCCTCCAATTTGTGCACAGAAATCATGCAAGTTTCTACACCTGAAGAAACCGCCGTTTGTAACTTGGCGAGTGTCGCACTACCCGCTTTCATCGACCATTCTACAGCACAACCCACATTTTGTTTCGATAAACTACATGAAGTCACCAAAGTAGTAACTTATAACTTAAACTGTGTTATCGATAAAAACTATTATCCAACGGACAAAACACGAACTAGTAATCTGAAACACCGCCCCGTTGGTATTGGCGTCCAAGGTTTGGCGGATACATTTATTCAAATGAACATACCATTCGATTCCGACGAAGCACGTCAACTAAATAAACTCATTTTTGAAACCATGTATCATGCCGCACTTGAAGAATCGTGTGATATTGCGAAGACGGAAGGGAGATATGAATCATTCGACGAATCTCCAGCGAGTAAAGGAGAATTACAGTATGATATGTGGGGAGTTACTCCAACCGAACGACGATATGATTGGTCCGAATTAAAAACCAAAATCAAATTGTATGGATTGCGTAATTCGCTATTACTCGCACCAATGCCGACTGCATCTACCTCTCAGATTTTAGGATACAATGAATGTATTGAACCTATCACGTCAAACATTTATAGTCGTCGCACCCTGGCTGGAGAATTTATTATGGCGAACAAATATTTAATGCAGGATTTATTAGCACTCGGCTTATGGAACGAGCAAATTAAAAATAATATTATCGCTAACCATGGCTCTGTTCAGCAAATTGAAACAATTCCCATCGAAATTCGCGAAAAATACAAGACAGTATGGGAAATCCCTATGCGAACACTTATTGATATGGCGGCTGACCGAGGAGCATTTGTGTGTCAGAGTCAATCATTGAATCTATGGTTAGAAGACCCAAATTATAAAGCACTCACATCTATGCACTTTTATGCATGGGAAAAAGGACTGAAAACCGGCATTTACTATCTACGAAGACGCGGTCGCCATCAAGCGCAACAATTTACAATTGAACCTGAAAAAGGGAAAATGAATGTTCCAAAAGAAGAGGATATATGTGAAATGTGTTCTGCGTAATATATTCGGCATAATATTAAATCAAATCATGATATATAATTATGAAATTAGATTGTGTATTAACGTCATGTAATACTAATCCGTTGTATTTGGATTTTATACCCATTTTTGTAAAAACGTGGAATAAATTGTATCCCGATGTCGATGTGAAAATTGTTCTTATATCTAATACAATTCCAACCGAATTACAAGAATTCACGAAAAATATAATACTTTTCCTCCCACTGGATAATATATCAACGGCATTTACAAGTCAATATATACGATTATTATATCCAGCTATTTTGAATTATGAAAATGGTATTGTGATTACAGATATTGATATGTTGCCTATGAATCGCACATATTATACATCAAATATTCAAAATATCGAAAATGACCGATTTGTTTATATGCGCAATGTGTTATTACAAAATAAACAAATTGCTATGTGTTATAATGTTGCGCGAAACAAAATATGGGGTGAAATATTTTCTATAACAACAATCGAAGATATTAATCACCATTTGAAGGCGAAATATTCACAAATAACATATGTAGATGGACATAATAAAGCGGGATGGTCTACAGATCAGGTCGCATTTTATAAAAATATTATGAAATGGAACGATATTACACACAATTTAGTTGTATTGGATGATAAACAAACAGGATACAAGCGTTTAGACCGAAATACATTCACTATGAATACGACAATGATGAATCGGATTAAATCTGGAAATTATAGTGACTATCATTGTTATAGACCTTACATGAAATACAAAGAAATAAATGACCAAATATTAGATTTGTTATAAAATTGAATCATTGTTTTTTGCAGTATCAAAATACAAAACAATTATGGATAATAACAACCAAGACTTATGTTGTGTTTGTTTGGAAACAAACACCACATGTGCGCAAATTCGAAAATGGACATGCTCTCATTCCTTTCACGAGGAATGTATCGACCAATGGGATAATGGGTGCCCAATGTGTCGTAATAGGGAGTTGATTACTCCCAGTGTAACGTGGACTATTTCACGAAACCCGAGAAATGTATTGAATATTGAATCCATGAAATCGTTAAGATGTGTTCCCGAAAACTTTATCGATATTTACAAAAATATTTGGAAAGACCAAGATTGTATCAATCAAAATCATTCCATGGTATATAGCCAACCGTATGGCGTCGTTGTTATATGCGAAGATTGCAATACTGTTCAGTGTTGCAACCTTATGCATAGAGTTATTCCCGATGAACCTGAGACTGTTTCTATATGTTGTTAGTATCCTTTACTCTACGCGTTTTCGTAAGCACCTCCATCTTTCGAGTATTATTATCAAATAAACTCATCGCATTATAAATATGTGTATTTAAATAACGACCCGATTCACTTTTACGTTGTTTGTATTTATCCAGTATATCTTCATATTCTTCTTCATCTTCATAATCATCTTCATTTGGAGGCTGACCTACTTCACTCTCCAACTTTTTACTGAATTCGGATTGCAGTGGAACAAAGGCCTTGTTGATAGCATGACCTATACTCGCACCCGCTCGTTCAAATCCGTCCACATATTTGATAAATTCTGCTTCTCCATATAACTGACGATTTTCGTCCTTCTTTTTCTCTTTTACATAATGTATTCCGTTTTTTACGTCCGTCGTTTGAATGAAATTCATATATTGGGGATTCTCTTTCAGACATTTAAACATGATATTGTATACATTCGAAGCCAGACACATTTGATTATTGGCTATGCTTCTATAATTTTCTACGAAAAACTCTGTGCACTGCTTCACATATCTGTCTGCAAAATCATGTATTGATTCCGCATCTTTACATGTATTTGTTAAATAGAAATTTAGAGTATTATTGTTGGTCGTGTTGTTGTTATTACTATTGGTGTTAGTTGTATTACCCATTTTGGGAATCACATCTATCACTTTATTTACTAACTCATTATTTTTTATTTGCATTTCTTGATTTTGCATTTGCATTTCTTGGCATTTTTCCATCATCATCATAAACATCGATTTCATTTCCTTTTTTTCTGCACGTTCCGATGTTAACTCTTCCATTAACCTTTCTATCACAACGTCCCTGTTATTCGGTATGACTTCTTCGGGAATATCTTGATTTATTTCTGGTGGTGTAAGAAAATTACATTTCTTTTTGTGTTTACTCAATCCTGAACAAAATATATATTGTCTACCACATTCACATTTGTATTCTCGAGGGGCGATTTTATTATCCAATGGGTTATCCATTGTTATCCGTTTGTGTTTACCAGTCAACAAATGTTTTTTAAATTCACTATGTTTACTGCAGTTATAGTCACATTTATCACAATTATATTTAGATGGAGATTTAGGAGATTTTAAGTTATCCATTCCTTTTACTCTAAATGGATAAAAAATAAATCTCCTAAACGTATTCCGCACGACTTTTACAAAAAAGTTGTGCAGTCAAAATAAACGTCAATATAACAAAACGAATGCATTCTAGTTACATTTCGCAAAATCAGAAGTTTACGAAATAGAAATAACCTGGTATATTCCATTTTGGAACTTTTTCCAATAATCCAAAAAGTTCCATTTTGAAAAACTATCAACTCTTTCAAATTACTAGTTTTTTATGGGATTTGTGGGAAAGTTCCCACATAATAATTACAGCACTTATTTTGATGTTATCAAATCGATATATTTGTTATGAATTATACATTCTTGATTAAATTTTCGTCCAAATAAACATTTACTTCCCAATAAATATAATAACTCGTCCTCAGTAATAAAACTATAATTTTTCAATTCATCTTTTGATGGGTATTTATAATCCGTTCCTTCCCAATTTACAAATGTTGTAGCATCGTTTGCTACATTTGGTGTTGTAATTATTTCATCTTGTAAATTATTATAGAAAATATTTGTAATATAACAATGTTCGTCGGGAACAGTAGAAGAATAAGTGAACCATGTAATGTAATCATTATTATTAAGCATTAATTCTGTGTGTTTTCGATTAAGAATACACCATTGTCCTGCTTTTTGAATATATTTTTTATCAATATATTTTAAGGTAGTTTTACATCTTGGAAAACATCGGGATTGCGGTGCAATATTAAAGTATGAATGACCCTCATTTAGATTATCATAAACATGTTCAAATGATTTCAGAGGTATGCACGAATTCGAAACAAAAATAAAATGTTTATTATCCTTATCTGCAATTGCCTCTTGTAATAACAAATTTTGCGCTTTTACTATGGTGATATCAGCATATTTCGTTTCAATGCAATTATTCAATTTATATTTTTCAAAATATTTTAATGGTTTATTAAATTTATAATGTATGTAAATCGTATATTTATTCGCATCAACATTTTTGAAGAAAATATTCCACAACTCCTCGTGATTTATAATATCATAAATTAAAAAACAAAATGCTATTTTTTTCATATGTATTATATTCAATTATAATCTTTACACCCTTTTCAAAGATATCGAACCGGTTAACCCAACCGCACTACAGTGAGGACATTTACAATATCCTTTATCGCCTCGCCATTTTTCTTCGCAATGGGTGTGCATGAATATATTGCATTGAAGACATTGCGCCGCAGGTCCTGGTAAGAATTCGTCCCAGCATATTAGACATTTCTCAACTTCATATGTGCGAATCCTACTAGAATGATTATTTCCCATTATTATCCTTCTTGTATAGAAGCATAATAGTTTTATGTAATTTACGAAAAGAACAAATAGTCTTCCAAGGAAGCCCCGCCCTTATTCTTTTTCTTATCAACCGGACCGGAAACTAATGGGCATTTTGAATAATAATGAGTATACGACCCCGCTTCTACAGTATATGTTTGATTTGTAAGCTTTGAAGAGCATTTTACTATAGCCAATTCATCGGCGCAATTCGCCACAACAGCATTTTCGCCAAACAACCACCAGTCGTTGTATGTTTTATCGCGCATTTCAATGGACGATATTCCGATTTTGTTTGCCTGCATAGTGATTAAATAATCACCAATTTGTTTGATAAAATCAACATAACTTTCCACCTTGGCTTTTTCATCGGCAATACCATAACTCATTTGATGTTGCATTAATGTTCCCATGTGAGTAATGTATCGTTGATTACATGATTGCAATATTACAAATCCCATGCTAATTGCCCTATGAGCAATACAATTCAATTCATATTTCTGAATTTCAGCTACGATTTTGTTTCCCGCATCTACTGAACCGCCGTTTGTATCTAAATACACATATATTCCTTTCTTGGATTGTTTCTGATTTAATTCGTATACAAATTGAGTTGCTAGATTTTCATTGATTTCTCCCTTCAATAACAATACATTGTTTGTATCAAGGGTAATTATCTTCTGAGTATCGTTAAACACACCCATACAATTGTTGGATTGTCCAAGAAGGAGAAATGCACCAATAAGTAATGATAGATACATTTTGATTACATCGAGAAAAGATTTCGATGTGATAAACACAGTAATCATTGAATATAATGACGGTGTATAAACAATCCCATTCCAATAACGACGTCGGCAAATAGTGGTATACTCGCTCTAGAACTTTTCATAAATGCATACACAGCCGCGCTCATATACAAAGAACCATGTAAAATGCGATATTTCGACCACCAAGTCACCCCTCCTGCCTCGTCAGCATCAAGGCGTTGATTCGTGAAATACAAATAAAATAATCCAAGAGAAATCGCCAATAGAATCAGTCCAAAATAGGGCAACCAATGTTTATCTAAATACATTGGTAGCAATGCGATACCAATTCTCATTGGAATACACCCGAGTAAAAAAAAAAATTTGCTTTGGTTTTCAATCAACATGATATACTGTATAGACAGTAAAAAAGGGTATTATCCCATTTTTATTCTGTTTTTTGTTTTTGTTGTTTATTTTTCATGTGGATTCAGCCACTATGGGTTGAAATCGAATATCCGGGAACATATCTAAGGAGAGGTCAAATTTGAAGCGCAATTTTACGAAGCAGCGAAGACAAACGTAGGTGTCTACAAGGGAATTGTGCAAATCTTTTGGAGACATACCAAACAAATGTTCATACAGCTCAATCAATTTCGGACTCTTCAAATAGGTCTTCCCTGTCTTGGTCAAACTTTCGATTTTACACACATTTCGCCCCATTTGCATTGTGCAATAAATTTCCTTATTCACACTCTTTTCGTATTCAGCATTGAATATCATATTTGTATCAAATGTAAGGATTTGTTCTCGATTGCGTTCCATCTCAACCCGAATCATCTCTCGGTCAAACTGGATGTTGTGCGCGACAATCATGTTACACATCGTATATTCCGTTTGAAATTCAAGCAAGGCATTCAAAATAGTCGTTCCATTATCACATTTCTCGCGCGTGATGCCGGTTAATTCGGTAATGAGTGGGGATATCTCGACAGTAGATGGGACATTGATATGGAAGTCAACGGATTTTACTACGCGCCAATACTGTGTATCAAATATCACAAAACTAATCTGCAATATGTGCGGAAGTTCGGTCAAAGGGGTTCCTGTGCGGTCTCGGGGCAAGAGCCCCGTGGTTTCGACGTCGAATATCATAACTCGACGTCGGTTTGGTTTTTCAATAAATGTGGTCATATTTCACTTTTGGTATACCTCTATGTAGTGGTCCAATAAGGCATTCAATTTTGTAAGGCACTATTCTAGACGGTATTTTGTATAAATGTTGCGTAGGGCTTCATCGTCGTCGCGTCTACATGCGTCAATTGATTCATTGTAATACGCAAAGGGGATTTCGACTTGTTTATCTTGGACAGCTAGACGTTTGAATTTCTTTTTATAGGTTTCGAAATCGCAACTTTCATAATGTTGAACGAGCACGTTGGATAATTTAGGCGTGGGAGAATTCGGAATATTGGTTTTCATGCGATGGGGTCCGTTTGCGGTAACGTCTGGTGCTACTCGACCGCCACTTTTCCCATTTCCGTAGCTGACGCATTTGTCTGGTTGTGTAGAACAATCGACAAAGGTAGATGCATCGAAACAATTGTCTGATTCTGAGGGAATCTTGGAATATTTCGCCTCGTGATTTTGCATCCAAAACGTGCGGACGTTCTCTGGTAAAGATTCGATTGGGCTTAAGTCGCCTTGAAGAAGTTCATCTGCATCAATATGTATTAACCATTTTATTTGAGGAGTGTCCAAGATAGCTATCTGTAGTGCTTCATTCACCCACGAATTTTGTCGTGTTTGAATGTCTTCGTATTCGTTCACACCAGATGAATTACCTAATTGAACAGTTACGTCAGGTTGGTCTTGTAAGAAAGATTCAAGTTCGGGAGTTTCTTCTAAACGAATATAAAAATGACGAATTCCAAGAGCGCGGTGTTTATCTAACCATGTTTCGATGTTTTTCGGGTCTTTTATCATGGATACGATTCCAATATTCGTTTTTTTTTGGAAGAAAGAGTTGATGGAAAAGGGCTCTGTCGACAATTCGGTCATTTTCCAGGATAAGTATTTAGTAATTAATATGTAAAAAGCGAAATAAATAACGGCGATGGCGATAAAAGTCGCTAGATTAATCCAAGATAGGTATTGTGTGCTTTTAGAGAGTTTCATTTAACATATTTAGATAAATAATTTGTATGGATATTATATAATTTGAATACATATGGGTGATGTTCCAGTTGCATATACTAATAAGCTAGCTCTGGCCGGTATGCTTGTAACCGCCGCAGGCAGAGTTGATGGTAAAGCTGTCGTTGAAAGCACTGCAAAAAAATACGTGGGAGTTATGTCTGCGAACGATGTAGTTGAAAAATATGGCTTTTATGTTGCCGGTATACTGGGTAGTGCGTCTTCGGACAAAACGTTCCGTGAGTTTGCAGCGACGAAAACTGGCGATAATGCGACGGGTATTATGACCGCAATTCAAAAGATAATACCATCTGCAGGTGCTGCTGATGCTGTTACCCGTGAGGAATTGGAGAAATATGCAAGTTACAGTGGAACAGTCTTAAACGTCGCGAAAAATGTGGGATCGGTCATACCGGGAAGAGAGGGAGCGACAATTCCAGCGGCGGTCACTGATTTTAATGCGGCAATTCCAAACCAAGGCTTTGCTTTTTGGGACAAATCGAACAGCACATTCCAATTATATTTGGAATACAACAAACCAGCAGACAAGATCACCACCGGCATCGGATACCTACAATTTTTAGGGGGGATGGGGCTTAGAAACGAACAATTTAAAATAGTGGATAATGTAGTTCAGTTTTCGAAAGGTGCAAATGTAGCAATAATAAAACTTATCCAAGATTTGGTGGGAGTAGGTAATTTAATAGTTGATCCTCCTGCTGTCGCTGGTCAGGCTCCTGCTGGTCCTGCTGATGGTGCTGATGCTGATGATGATGCTGCTGCTGGTCCTGGTGCTGATGCTGATGATGGTGCTACTATGTCTGATGAAGACAGGGCTGCAGCAATTCGTGCAGCAGAAGGAGCTATGGGCGGTAAATCCACTCGCAGAAAGCGCAAGGGTTCACGTAAAAAAGGTGGTGCTAAGAAACCAGTATCTCATAAAAAGAGAAAGAGTGGTGCATCAAAAAAAAGGCGTTCGCATCCTAAGAAGAAGTAAATAGTTTACATGATTTCAATAAAATAATTCGTTTATGTTATTGAACATTTAGCAACCATATAAAGTATCTTCATAATATAGTTATGAATAATACGGTGAATATAATAGGTCGAATTGACCCCGAAAAAAAGGGGGAAATCGGAACAAAAGAATTTACCGAACAAATAAAGGAACAAATGGATAAATACGCGGGTATCAATATAGATGATAAAGAAGATGGTCAACATGCTATATGTGACTTACAATATGTTTTAGGTTACAATGGAACCATGAAAACAGATTGCAAAGGAATGACGACAACAACAAATCCTATTAAAAAAAATATGGAAGAGGTGAAAGAGTTGACTCCGGATAATATTGCCGCTAAATTACCGAAAATGTTGAATTATTTAGATAAGAACATGAAATTACGGGGACAATATTTTATTGTGGCGCATCTACCGTATGATGAATCTAAAAACATAAAGGCTGATGGACGTATGATGTTGGTAAAGTTTCTTGATAATGAAGATGAACCGGAATTATTTACTATTTATAATAATGTGCAGAGTCAGAATCATAAAATAACACTAGGACAATCTGAAAAATATAGTTTAATAAACGGTAAATACATATCAGATAAGAAAGCAGTGACAAAGTTACAGGCATTGTCTCGAGGGAATAAAGGAAGACAGGATGCAAAAACAGTTAGGATGGAGAAGGAAGCAGCAGAAAAAATACAGGCATTGACGCGAGGGAATATAGGAAGACAAAATGCAAAAGAAAAAGAACAAAAACGTGTAGATTATGAAAAAAATAAAGAAGAACAAAAGGAAATGCAAGAAACCCTTCAAAAGAATATTATGCAAAGTAAAATAGATAGACAAAAAGAGTTTGAAATACAACAACAACAAAGGGCGGCAGTAAAGAAGTTAGCAGAATCGAATCGTAATGCGGCTTTAAACGCAGAAAAAGAATTTCAACAACGAAAAAGAGCTGCTGAAGAAAAACGACAACGCAAATTAGAGGAAAGAGATGCGCGTGAAAAACAAGAACAGGAAGATGCAGAAAAAAATAGAATAAGATGGGCGAAGGAAGATGAGAATGCGAAGATAGAACATGAACGTAAGATAGCAGCAGCAAAAGAAGCAAACGAAGCAGCAGCAAAAGAAGTAAGAAACACACAAAAAAATCGCAATAAACAACAAGATATAGATACTGTTGCAGCAGCTATAGATAAAGTTGGTGTTGATGTAAAACGAGCGAAACGTAAAACCAGAAAACAACGACTTCAAACACGTTTCGAAGACCGTGAAAATGCTAGAGAGCTTAAACAAGAAGAAATTAACGAAAATGAACGTATACGAGAGGAATTAATAACTGAGTCTAAGGATAAATTAATTAATTTATACAAAAAATACCACAATAGTACTTTAATCGAGAGTATGACCCATAAGTTATCCCCTGAAAAACATACGGAACGAAAAACAAAATTAATCGATGATATAAATACACAAATCGATATATATAATTCTAATTCTACTGGTCTACGCGTAGAACCGCTTAATGTTGAAAATATTTCCGAAAAATCGATATCAATAATTAGAGATGCTTTAAATGTGGTAATCAGCCAAATGGGAGCTCGTGGAGGAAAATCAACCCGACGAAGGAGGCGTAAAGTGAATCATACACAAAAAATAAGTCACAAAAAACCAAAAACGAAAAAGAAGTCAAAAAGGGGAGCAATAAATAAGCGAAAAACGCGCAGTAAGAAATAATTTTTATCGATTTCCATAAAATAATAATTATTATATGGAATATTTAATTTAGCTCGGCATAAATATCTTCCACGCTCATAATGTTACATACGGTATTAATAACGTCGTCCATAATCCCCTTCACAATTGTTTCCGATTCAAACTCCTGTTGGGTTTTATTCGGGATATATTTGGCGAAAATCGGTTTGTCCGGTAAATGTTCAAACAGAGCATTATACATTTCTTGAATCGTTTTATTATAGATACTCTTAAACTGACTATTTTTGTCGAAGGAATCCAATGCCCCGAGTGTTTTCACATAATCTGATAACCAGCACAATGAACGCAGTTCATTTATTAGCGAACTGTATACAAAATCAATGTTTCTCTCCAACGGATAAATGTTGGTGATTATTGGTATAGCATCTTTGTGGATGAAATAGGCGCATGTGCCCCATTGTCGCTTCATATTATACAGATTGTCGCCGATTTGATTATATTTCCGTTGAGCGTCTACAAAGCGTGGGTGGGTGTATAGTTGAATATATTTAGATTTGCAGCTATCTGCGCCCTTTAATATATAATCAACATCTTTTAGAAACAATGGACTAAAAATAGCAGTATCATCTTCTAATACTAAATTCCAATCGGTAGTGCTCTTGTCTGCTATTTCTTGAAGAAGTAATTGATGAGATAAATTACAACCGAGTTTACCGGGTTTTTTCTGAATGGATTTTACATATTCAGGTGTATTGTATGATTTATTAATGGAGAATTCAGAAAAATGTTTAAAATTTGTAACAGAATCAATGGCTACAAACAAATTTGTGCGAATCGATTGATTAATATGATTGAAATTATTCACACGGTTCTCATCGGGAGTGTAAACAATCATCCAAGATGTAAAGCTCATTGTATAATTATTGATAAAGTAAGATACTAAAATAATTTAGCTAGATAAACGGGAATAATTTATCTAAATAATGTAAATGACTGAGATTACTTCTAATATAACATTTGAGAATAAAGATGGAAAAATAGCAAAATGTGTTTTAAAAATTGCTGGTGGAAAGACTTTTACAGTGACATTAGGTAATAGGGGGTATGAAGTAGTAGAAGGGGGGAATGTAACTGCATCATCAGGTTCTAATTCTAGTTCAGCTTCTACTCCTGGTTCTAATTCTACTAAGTCTGCTGCTCCTGCTTCTACTAAGTCTGCTGCTCCTGCTTCTACTAAGTCTGCTGCTCCTGCTTCTACTAAGTCTGCTGCTCCTGCTTCTACTTCTACTACTTCTACGCAACCGAGTCAAGAAAAAGAATATAATACACAAGAAGAATTAATAAAAACACTAGGTTCATATGGTTACACAAGCCAGTAAAATAATCGTCTTATGCACTAGCATTCAAAGAAGGAGGTTTCTCGACAAATTGTCGAAGAAATGACTCGGCATCATATAGCCAGTTGCGCATTTTCCCCTGTAAGACAGAAACTTCCACATCATCATTGACGTTTAATGTGAGAACTTTGGTTTCGGTGTGTTGAATCCATTTACAATGATATTCGTGGCATTTTTGTAAATAATCAAGAGCAATATTAGATTCTCCGTCTCGAGAACGTTTTGCTACACGTTGAAAACACACTTCAGGTTCAGCTTCAACATAAATCATACCATTTAATGTTAAATCCCCTTCATATTCAGAAAAGTATCGTTCATAAATATCATACATAACATCATCAATAAGTCCGTCGGCGTGGAGCATTTTGGCGAAAATATGTTTGTCTGCGTCAAGAGACCGTTCACAAATAACACCAATGCAATCAGGATTTTCCTTCAAAACTCTTTTTAATTCATGTAATCGTGTTGTGTAAGCCATAATTTGGAATGAAAATGCATATTTATCTGGATTTGCGTAGAATTTGGAAAGAATTGTCTCCCCATTTTGGTCACAAATTTGGTCCCAAATGTGGACCGGTTCTCTCAAGAAAATCCATCCCGATTGTTTGCCTAAATGTGATTCAAGGTTTTCGAGAAAGGTAGATTTACCGGCGCCGATATTACCTTCAAGGGAAATGATGATAGGACGAACCATTATAGTATAATATAATATAGTATCTAAGTTATTATATCATATAAACAAGCCACCAACTACAGAATCAATTTTTTATTTGCGACGAGAGCTGGATTTTCGCTTGCGAGTAGAGGATTTCTTTGCTTTGCGTCCACGTTTGGATGTAACGGCACGTTTAACTTTTTTAGCCGCTTTTTTAGCTAAACTAGAACCTTTACGAGCAACCTTCACAACCATACCGGTTCCTTTGGTAGCGACGTCGGAAACAATACCCGTTCCCTTCTTGTATACTTTTGCCGCGTCCTTGAGTGCGTCCTTAAATTGGTAATTCTTGTTTGTTTTGCGGTTCATATGAAACGTCTTCTTAACGGTATCGGTCCAAGCGGTCATTCTATAATGATTGATGAGAAAAAAATACAATATACGAATAATAAACGCATTTATTGAAAGAATCCCGAAATAGTTTGCATCCCGGTTCTTTTGTGTTCAATTTTAGTGAGGAATTTATCAAACAAGAGAGTTTTAATTTTAGCGGAACAATATTTCTCCTTTTTTTTCATATATAGTTCCATGTCTGGATTTTCATGTTCAATGCGAACAACATCTTTGCGGTAGGTTTTGATAGCCGCGGTTTTGCGTTGATGTTCCCAAATAGGTTCTAAAGCGAGTCCAAATAATTGTTGAAGAGGTTTCATAAGTTGGTTTGTAATATAATGTGAATAGTCAATGGGAATATTGTGTTCTAAAATGTGTTCAGGAGTTTCGATTTTATCACCCATCAACGCCTTTTTTGTGTTATTTACAATAAATACAAATTTCATCCGGTCGCCGGGTTTTGGTCGATTACCGGGGTCACGTTTACCGATACGTTCAGCTAGAACCCAGTGACCGATTTGCAAAGGGTTTTTATAATCGCTTCTGAGAGCTTTGGTAATAGCCAATTTTTCCATAGGCACGGTTCCTTCGATGAGATTCTCTAGTGATTGATTCAAGAATTCGATAGCTTTTTGAACGTTGTTTTCTTTCATTAAGATATTAAGAATGCCGCCGTAAGTGTCTTTCAAGTAATCACACGAGTCGCGTCGTTTCAATGAAAGTCCCATATACTTCAACTCCCCCTTATGTGGGTCTTCTTCGTATAACATACCAACATAGCGTTTTTTAGAAAGGAGAATGAAGGGCATAAGAGTTTTTTCATATTCGAGGCACTGTGGTGCTTTCAAGAATTGCGAACAAAGTGCTCCGACGTCCTGACCAATTTCAATGGTCATTTCAAGTGCACGTTGACCTCTAATTTTGGCTCCCGTTACCGGGTCTTCTAGGTTCATGGTAAAGAATACACTATCGGTGTCGCCATAAATATATTCGGCGTTACATTTTACAAGACCATGGCATTTTGTATCGTAAAGACGTCCTTTGTAAACTTCTTCAATCATCCGTTTTGCATACGTAATCATCATACGCCCGGTAGCGGTGGTAGATGCAGCAACATCTTGTTCATAGAATGTTGATGTGCGAGCACCACATTGACCATATAAAGAGTTCGCAGTGACTTTATAGCCGAGTTGTCGCTTATCCAAAATGTTTTGCATAAAGGGGTCGGATTCGGTTTTGATTTTTTTGCGGGTAGCCTTTCGAGCAGATAGTAGTTCTTCCAAAATCGCGGGCATAATAGATTTTTGATTTTCGGGTAATTGAGCCCATCTACAAATTTTCTTGCCGGATACAACTTTGGTAACGCTAGCCGAAGGAGTTTTGCGCATATAGCGATAAGTATCAAATTCGATATCAATATATTGATATTCGGGTAAATTATCAAATACAAAATTCCCCTTGGAATCGCGCTCCCCGGTTTCTTTGACTAATGTTCCCTGTAAGTCATATTCTTTAGTCCAAACTTTGCTATCATGTGAGTAGTTTTGACTAATCATAGAAGACGGATAAAGTGATGCATAATCAACACATGCAACAGGGTTGTCCATATACATGGAACATTTTGGCGGTAATACAATTGCACCTTCATATCCATCACCCGATGACGTTTTCTCCAAATCGGGCATAAGTGTGTCTTTTTCCCTGCATTTCTTCGCAACATAACTGGTTAATTTTATGCCTTGTCCCCTGAATACGAGGAATGAAATGGGGACACTACAAATACGCGACATCTCGACGTATCCTGTGATTACATCGATTTTCGACATAAGATGGTGAACAAGGTTACAATCTTGAATACAATATTTCGCAACTATCGCCCGGTCAGCAGAGGAGCCTTTGGAGAGTCGGAAAATGTCCTGAACGGAAACGTCGTCTTTCGCCATGCCCCATTTGACGCTTTTAGTAGTATCGTCGGACATTTCCGTGCCGCCGATAACAATCACGTTGTAGTTCTTGGTGCTCTCCTTCCCGTTTACAGTTTCACAAACTTCTCGTCCATGTTCAATATCAAGAACCCTGAATTTCTTCCCATCTTTGTAATAATCAGATGTAAATCCGCTGAGTTCGATATGTATAAAATCGCCGATGTGTAAACCAGCCAGATTTTTGCTGAAAAGTTCAGTGACGTTACCGTGTTTTGAATGAACAGCATGTGCTATTTTCTTCACACTATCGCTGATATATTGACCTGCGACATCGTCAAGTTTATAGGAAGTGAGATTAAAATCGCGTCGGAAGTAGGTATACATATCAATTTGTAGTCGACCGGTAGTTTTGTAGAAACGTAAATCGTATTCTCCGGTAGCGAGAACGATTTTGGTGTTTTCGATAGATAATTCACCATCGGTATCTTTTGCACAAATTTCGTCGCGTTTTCGTGAAAGTTTTAAGAAGTCGTGTTCACAGTGATTTTCTTGAGCCCGACGAAACATAAACTCGTAATCAAACCCGAAAATGTTATAGCCGATAATAACGTCAGGATTTTCGGATTGAATGAGGTCGCGCCATTTGAGAAGAAGTTCCGATTCTGTTTGCGTAGTTTCAATGACTGTGCCTTCGACCGGGTCACATGTTCCCAAAACTAGACAATGATTTAAATACGGTTCGGGTTCACCATAACGAAGGAAAGTCGAGCCAATAAAGGTGACTTTATCGCCTTCTAAGCGAGGGAACATTTTGGTGAATACTTCGTTGGTGTATTGGATTTTCGCATCACGTTCGTATTTAGAACTTAACAAAATATCAACCAATGTTTGTTTTTCTTCAGATTTCCCCAATTTTTTCACATGATTACGCATTTTGGTCCATATAGGTGCAGATTCGACTTCTACGGGAGCATCGCCATCGCCAGTAGATTCGTCATTGCCTCCCATTTGTTCCTTTATTTGGTCAAACATGGCTTCCAGATTGAGTAAGTAAGAATTGTCTTCGTCACAGTTATTCTCCTTAACGCCTTTAATAGGAGTGTTTTGTAGTATATCAATAAGAGAGTTGACGGTAGTTTTGGAAGGGTTATTTTTAGGATATACAACATCAATATTTTCAAATTTGTCGTATGAAAATGCAGTTAATATACAGCGTTTCAATAATAATTTTGAGCGAGTATGGTCGAGTTTTTGCGAAGACGCTTCCATGCGCATAAACATATCGACAATATTAATAGCTAATCGTTTGTATGTTTTGATGGGTAATGGAAAATCGCCGTGACTACTACTAGCTTCAATATCAAAGCTACAAATCTTGTATGGTACAATAGTTTCCTTGTTAGGAAGAGGTTTGATATGAGATAGATTGCAAATAAATTCGAAATTACAGGTGGTCGTTTTGATTTCAGGAGTTTGTGCGCGTGTGGTATGAATAAATATCCACCCCGAAGGACTGATGTTGTGGATATGAAAGTATCGAAGTAGAGGAGGGATTGTGCTTTCATACAATTCAAGTGTTAAACCTTTGAAAACCATAGGTGTTAATTTGCGATAATCATTGCTCTCCTTACGTTCTTCTTCGGTAAGATAGGTATACCATAACCCGCGAACTTTGTTCATCACGGTAGTGTTTTTGAATGTGATTTTCGCAAACTGATGTTTTTTGCCGCCACTGAATCCATATAATTTATGATGGTCAACCATCTCGATGCCGACGATAGCCGAGCTATGAAATCGTCCAACTTTTCCGCGAATATGACGCAATAACTCATTGGTGTCTTCTTGTTTCCAATCGTCGCCAATGCGAATATAAAAGAATGGTTGAAAATTATCGAGATAAACGCAACAAGTTTCGCCTTTTTCATTAATACCAAACATTTGGATTACAAAGTTGGTTGGTTCAAATGTTTTAGACGTTTTGTGTGTATGGCCATCTATGCCATCATCATCGGATTCCGTTTCAGGACTTTGATTGTATATATGAAAATCAATCAACCGAAATGATTTACCCGATATAGCCTTTTTTACTTTGACGGTCTTTTTCAGGTCCATGGTATAATAATGCTGGTTAGGTTTAATAGGTTTCTGTTAGAGATACTAGGTAATCGATATTACATAATTCAATCAATTTTGTATAATATGGTATGTATTATATATATAATATGATATCCGAAGTGTTATCCACGATTATCTTAACGATTGCATTTATACCCGGTGTAATCTGTAAAATACCCAAGAACGCTTCCAAGTTATTGGTTACATGTGTTCATGCTCTTCTGTTTACGATAGCTTATATGTTGATGAGAACATATATATTTGATGGAATAATTGAGTCAATGGTTTCTGAAGAAGAAACAAAGATTTCAACAGTATTGAGTAAATTATCGGTTGAACAAACGAAAGAATTATCAAAATTGTCGTCAAATGAATTAACCGAACTAGCAAAATTGGTGGCTGTTATGGAAGATAATCAAATAGATGCTTTTTTGGAGATGTCTATAGACAAAATGAAAGAAATGATAAATGATGCGGGTGAATAATTACAACACCAACAATGTAAACGTGATATGATAAATGATATGACGTTTTTACAATATAGATTTGTCTAATATACATACGATACAGGGCATTTAGATGTAAACCATGAAAACATATCATTGGCGGTTCTATTACCCGAATAATATTCCAACTTGTTATTGCATATTTTAAATACAGTAGGGTATCCACCATCGAGCGCCAATACTTGGTCTCCATTCGGGAAATGTTTTGCATTGAAATTTTCCAGTAAATAATCAACAGTGATACCTTTTTCTTGATTTTTGGGAGTATCGCCTAATTCAACAAATTCAAATGCAGATTTTTTCAAGTCGCGACCTCTTCCCAGTTTGATGAGTCTTTTTAATTTTTTCCACTCGCCGTTTAACGATTTACAATGACCACACCAGTCGGCATAAATTTTACCGACAACAACCTTTTGTTTTGCTAATCGCGAAGAACGGCGTGTTCCCTTTGTAGACTTATTTTTCCCTCCGTATTTTCGAGTTCCCATTATATTATAGCATTAGAAATAATAGATTATTGTATCCATCTAAATATATAGAATACAAGATGAAAAATATAATCCCAAAGGTGAAAGATGTTGTTTATCATTATGGACTTGCTGTATTATTATTGATGGTATTTTTAGCAGGCATTTATTTTATATTTTGGATGGGAAAAAGCAATGAATGGGTAGAAATGGAGGATGAATTGGTCGAACTTCGCGATAAAGTAGTTACAATGTCGGATATAGCACAAGCCCCGGCTCCAAGTAGTTCAACATATTTAGAAGTGAACGATTTGAAAGAGGAAGATTCTGAGGACATGTGTCCAACCTTGTTGATAAAGCGTGGTAAACAACTTATGTTGTTTAATAAAAACCTTCCCGAAATACCCAAAGAGAATCCAGTATTTTTTGATAATTTAGAACAATATATAGCCTATGTAAAAAGGCAAAAGGAGGTATATAATCAAGAATGTCCAGTATTATTTTTACAGGAAGAAACAAATGCACAAGGAGAAGAAGTATATAGAATGAGACCGCCTACAAATAATGATATTACAATTGACCCATTATTATTAGGTTCAGTAGGAGATTATTTCCAAAACGCAACCAAGGTTTCGCCTAATTTCATGCCTCCTTCAGGTCCCAAGGCGTTTATACAAACGCCCCACGACGTAGCTCTTTATGGAAACACAATGACCCCCAATAATGATTCTCAGAATAGGATGGTTCCCTATGCCGATGCGAATCGCACCCCGCCTTATAATCAAGGCACCTATGGTTTTGACCCAAGTAGCCAATATACAGGTAAATACACAATATTAGATAAAATACACGATTCAACAAAAACACAAAATTCGGATGGAATAAGTGATAATGCGATGGATTCAAATTGGGGTGGTGTTGTATTTACGGTGGACAAAATAAAAGGTGGGAAATATAGTGATAATGTGGTTGAACCACCTACAACACCAAGTAATCTCCGAGAATAAATTCACACAAGATATTCTAGAATATTTTTAACAATATTTTTACCAAGTTTTCTCGACTTGCCGCGAGTTTCGCACACAATATCGTTCATACAATTTTCATCGTTTCTCGCATTTTCGATAAGATTTGAAATAGTGTGAAATTTGTTCATAATTGCGATAGCAGATACTGTGCTAATACCTGGTATTTGACATAACAATATTTGACCTATATTTTCAGGTGTAATATTGTCTTTTTTAGTGCGTTTTACTACGCTACAATATGCAGGTGGTGGAGTATCGGGAAATTCGGTATTGTGTGACCAAAGATGATTACCTCTCGCAAGTTCACGTTGTATTTTATCTGAACAATTGAGAATCCATTCGGCAGTATCAGCCATTGAATTAGTGCGAACTAAGTTGAATCCTTTAAAGAATTGAAGTGAAGTCATCGCAGAAAATACTATTTTCTTTTCGGCGGGCGTTCGCAGTTGAGAGTAAAGACCTTCGATAATGTATACAATATGATGTCTTTCCATACCCGATGCATGAATAAGACGATGGGATTGTTCTTCATATCGACCGTCTTTAATGCTTGCTATGAGGTCAGAGAGAGATTTTCGTTCAATCAACAAAATATCTTTTCCGTCATCGTTTTGTAAAAGAATATCTCCTAAATCCATAACGCGTTTTTCGGTGGAAAAAGAAGATTCGAACAATAGGAATTTCTCATACAAAGATGTTTCACGTTCATCGAAAATAAGTTTCATAATGTATTGTGTAATACAATACATTATTACCTAGTTATATCGTTTTTGTAAATAATTTATGCACCGATATTTCCCATACTCCAGTAAGGAACAGGTGTAAGAGTGCTACCGATGGGGCGGGAAAAGCGAACACGTGGGTTTCTTGTGTGACGAAGACCGAATACACCGTTAAATGTGTAAAGGGTGTTACGGGTTTGGGCTACACTAAGAGCAGTCCATCTCATAGCAGGAGCGTTCTTCATTGGGACAAGTCCAGCCTTCTTGTCACCACCACCCTGATTACCGTTGGTTTCGGCGTTAGATCCGATACGGAGACCGTTAGCAGAAGTCATTGATCTTGTAGTCATAGAAACCATATTTTATATACTATAAAAAGACAATAAAAATTGATAGTTATGTAGTGTAAAGGATTTAGATATAACCCTCTCTATTATTATAATTCGTTGGATTCATATTATTTGTTAAATAACATGAAATCGACAGTTAAACCCTCAAGTGACCGCAATACCCTGAATTTAGATGATGATATCCATGTTGAGAAGAATCAACACGGGCAAGATGTATATGTATTTGACCCGTATAATCCCCTAAATACACCTATTACAAAAAACGATATTAGTGAAATCTTAAAAAAATACGGTATAGATACACCGATTCACAATTACGAGTTATATAAACGCGCATTTATTCATCGTTCTTATTTACGCCGCCCCGACTTAGAAAACGAACAAAACGGTGTAATAATTGTGCCTAAACCCGATGGTTGTTTACCATTAAATACAAAATCGAACGAGCGGTTAGAATTTATAGGAGATGGTGTATTGGAGTGTATTACTAAATATCTGCTGTATTCCCGATTTCCCAAAGAAAATGAGGGTTTTATGACGGAAAAGAAAATCGCACTGGTAAAAAACGAAGCAATTGGTAAATTAGCTTACGAGATGGGTTTACATAAATGGATAGTAATGTCTAAACATGCTGAGCAAAAGCAAACACGAACGAATTTGAAAAAGTTGGGGTGTTTGTTCGAGGCATTCTTAGGAGCATTGTTTCTGGATTTTAATAAAATTACGGTTAAGGACGATGAGAAATGGTTTGAAAAATTATTTGTAACAGGTCCTGGGTTTCAAATGGCGCAAATCTTTATAGAAAGTGTGTTTGAAAAGCATGTCGATTGGATTAATCTGATTCGAAATGATGATAATTATAAAAATATTTTGCAAGTTCGTATCCAAAAGGAGTTCAAAGTTACGCCGGATTATATGGAATTTATGGAACATGATGCGGACAATGGCTACCGCATGGCAGTTTACTTGTGTCTAGGACAACCGATTCATTCTGTTTCAGCAAATACATCACTGAAGATTGAAGATTTTCAGACATTTGCTGATATACATCAGTATATGTCTGAAAATAGACGGGTATTTATTCGTTTGGGAAAAGGAGTTCATAAAATTAAAAAGAAGGCAGAACAGGTAGCGTGTGAAGAGGCGTTGAGAGTGTTACAATCATATTAACCGATAGAATATTAAGAATGTTTATATGATGATTCAAATTAAGTAGTTTGAATCATTTTTTTGTATATTTACTAGTAAAAATTGTGACCTTATAATATATTAGTATTCTAGATATGTCCAAAATTATATCAGCTTTAGCTATAAAACCACCACCGAATATATCTCAACGTGATGGTATTAATATTAAAATGTATGGGTCTGTTCCACTAGATAGTACACCGGGTGTAGAAGAGGAAAAAGAGATTGATATAGATAACCCAGGTAGAATAACAATAGTAACAGACGTGCGAAAGGCACGTGATGTAAATTGTGAGCAAATTATTCGTAATCTCACTTCCCGGCGAATTATTCCGGTTGGAATTAAAAAGTTACCGTCTCAATCAGTTATTTGGGAAGAACCTGAATTGGACAGTGCTATACAATCAGCTGAGTCAGTTCAAGATATTCAGTTTGAAAGACCAGTGAAAGATATTGAAAAGGATAAAAAGAAGGAAAAACAGGTTATCAATAAACCAGGCAAAATAAAGAGTAAAAAATCCTTAACAAAACCCAGCGATGAATACAAGGGAGACTCATCAGAAGAAGATGAAGAAGTCGATGAATTGGGTGATGATGAAGAAGTTGATGAATTAGATGAAGATGAAGAAATTAAGGACAAATCAGTAGACGAATTAGGTGAAGATGAAGACCTAGATATTTTTCAATTTGCAAAACGAATGCCTTCAGAAGTGGTCGCGCATCGTTTGAAAACATCCACATTTTACATGAATAACCGTAAAAAGTTTTTATCGCAATTAATGCCCCTATTTTCAAAATATAAACGTGAATTATCAAACGAAGAAAAAAAGGCATCATGTGATGATGCGAATTCTAAAAAGGGTGAAGCGCATGAATTTAAATTAATGACTCATCAAAAAGTTGTAAGCGATTATTTGAATTTATATACCCCTTATCGAGGATTGCTATTGTATCATGGTTTAGGTTCTGGAAAAACATGTACGTCGATAGCAATTGCAGAAGGAATGAAATCGCAAAAGCAGGTGATAGTGATGACTTTAGCGTCATTGAAAGCGAATTTTTATGACCAAATGAAGGTTTGTGGCGATCCCGTATATAAACTAGACCAGTTTTGGGAATTCATATCAACAGATGGTCAACCGAACTATATTCAAATATTATCAAAAATATTGAAATTACCGGAAGAATATGTTAGCAAAAACAAAGGTGCTTGGATGGTTAATGTAAAAAAGGATTCAAATTTTAATGATTTGTCCGACGTTGATAAGAAAAGTTTGAATCAACAGATTGATATGATGATACGTTCCAAGTATAAACATTATAACTATAATGGTCTCAATCTTGGAATAATGAATGAAATGACCGACAATTTAAAGAAAAACCCGTTTGATGATTGTGTAGTAGTGATTGATGAAGTTCATAATTTTGTAAGTCGAATTGTGAATAAATTGAATGATAAGACTTCCATTTCATACAAATTATATGAATATTTGATGAGTGCTACGAATGCACGCATTGTATTATTGTCTGGAACACCAATTATTAATTATCCCAACGAAATAGGTATTTTATTCAATATTTTACGTGGATATATTAAAACTTGGACATTTCCGTTTACAGTTGGTGAAAAGGGTAGGTCATACACAAGAGAGTCCATATTATCGTGGTTCAAGGATGCTGGTAAACATCGTTATGATTATGTTGAATTAAGTGGACAACAATTAATTGTTACACGAAACCCGTTTGGTTTTGTAAATAAATACGATGAACGTAAATCATCATCTAGACAGACACTAAAAAAAGGAGGAAAAGCCAAGAAGGCTAAGCGAGGAACCAAGAATAAGAGAAGTGCATCTACGCCCTCAAAAATAGACAACATTATTACTAAAGATAAAAATGGATTAATAAGTATTAATAATCCAATATCTGGTTCACAATTGGATGAAACAGATTCAGAGCGCATCGAACGCATAGATACAGTGATGGCTGTTCAGCATGGAGGAGGAGTTTTCGAGGATTATACTGGCGTAGAATTAGATGATACCGGTAATACCAGTGACCTTATATTTAAGAAGGAGGTAATTGATATTCTTGGAAAACATCATTTGCGTGTAGAGAATGTAGCAAAGGTAAAATTAACAAATAATAAGGCATTGCCTGATATATCAAAAGAGTTTTTAGAAATGTTTGTTGAGTTGGGCGCAAAGGACATGAAAAATGAAAGATTATTCCAAAGACGTATTCTTGGACTTACCTCTTATTTTAGAGGTGCAGATGAAAAATTATATCCTTCATTTGTACCATCTGAGTATGATAAGACGTTCCATATTGAACACGTTCCCATGAGTGCCTACCAATTTGGTATATATGAAAAGATTCGCGCAGAGGAGAGTAAACGCGAAAAACAAAATAAGAAAAGACAAGCAAAACAAGATATGACGAAAGAAGCAGCTAATTTGTTTAAGATACCTTCTACATACCGAATTGCGTCTCGTATGTGTTGTAATTTTTCATTTCCCGACCCACCAGGTAGACCGCAAAAAGGCGAGGGTGAGAAAGGGGGGGTCGACGAAATGGGCGAAGAAGATTTCGAAGAAGATAATATTGGTGTTAAACGGGGTAGAAAAGCTACAAAAATGAAAGGTGGTGAGAATTCAGATAATGAAAGCGACGATGATAAAGAGGTGGAAGAAGAGGAAGAGGAAGATGTGGAAGAGGAAGAGGAAGATGTGGAAGAGGAAGAGTCTACACCCAAGGTTGATTTGAAAGATGCTACAGATATTGTTCTCGAAGATGTTGAAGTTCTGGATGATTCAAGTCCAAAGGTGGAAGCCTCTGAAGAGAAGGAAGAGGAAGAGGAAGAGGAAATAGAAGAAATTAAACCGGTAGAGCAGGAGAAAAAGATTGATTATCCAAGACGAATGCTGATGGCGTTGAACGAGTTGAAAGGGCGCGCAGATGAAATATTTAGTGTAAATGGGCTGAAAATGTATAGCCCCAAGTTTTTGAAAATACTCGAAAATATACAAAATAAGGATAATACTGGACTGCATTTATTATATAGTCAATTTCGAACAATGGAAGGTATTGGTATTTTTAAACTTATCTTGGAAACAAATGGGTATGCTGAACTAAAAATACAACGAAACAATGGGGAATGGGAACTGTTTGAAGAGCCCGAAGACAAGGGAAAGCCCAAGTTTGCACTCCATACGGGAACGGAAACCGATGAAGAGAAGAAAATCATTCTAAATATCTATAATTCAAAATGGGAAGAAGTCCCATCGGGAATTGTATCGGCACTTCGAAAGCAAGACTATGAAAATAATTTCATGGGAGAAGTTGTTCGCATTCTGATGATTACAGCATCGGGTGCAGAAGGAATTAATCTTAAAAACACACGTTTCGTCCATATTGTAGAACCGTATTGGAATATGGTCCGTTTAGAACAGGTTATTGGACGTGCACGTCGTATATGTAGTCATCAAGATTTACCCCCGGACATGAGAACTGTGAAAGTGTTTTTGTATATTT